CCTTGACCCCCCACATAGTGTGAATAGTGCTAATTCCCGGCAGTCGCTTTGTAAAGTAAGAGCGCATAAAAAACCTTCCCGAAACTCGGAAAGTAAAAATTAGCGTTATCACTTTAGCGAGTGTCGGACGACAAGAGCATAGGCTGCTCTCACCGTGTTCCATGGCTCCCCTGGAACGTTCTGTGCGATGCCATAATAATCCGATCGCACGCGGATCCTGAAATTTATCGGTACCCTAGTTTAGGGCTTTAACTGTTAAGTAATTAACCGGTTCTTGCCGTTGTTTATGACTAATGTAGAGGGACTTTTCTACATTAGTTTATTATTATTATTTGAAAGGACAGTATATCTAGGTTGAGGTGTCAGTTGCGAAAACCGCCTCGTAGTAGACTGGAGGTAGACCATTGAAATAGAAGAAGTTGAAATCTTCTCCAGCTGAACAGTAGATTCTGGCATAATTTCCACCTCCAGAAATTGCACCACCTGGCATGTACGTTGTGAACTTCCAACCGGGTCCCTTAGCTTCAGTAACAAAATTGTCATCATCTGCTGTAAGGGAAAATCGCTGGTTGCTCATGTACGGCACTTCAATGGTTTGGATTGGATTGACTGCAGTGTTGCAAAGCACTTCACCAAGACAATCGTTTCCTCGCTCAACTTCGTTGAGCAACTGGATAATATCATCAGAACCTACACTACCTGTAGCCTGCGTAAGCTGAGCAAGTGTGTATCTATTGGTTCGAGAAAGCGTATACGTGATACTGTTCCAGAAATCATTGTTACCATTGATAGTTCTTCCTGACAAACTCACCTGGCCAAGATCGACAGTCCATCGGATGGATCCTCTCCATCCAATGAAAGCTCTACCCAAATAGTTCAACAGGGTAGTCATTGCCGTATTGTACGTTCTGGTATCACCAAAAGTGGAGATCATAGAACCAGAGGGAAGTACAGTTCCTTCATCAAATTCGATGAACCCACCATAAGTTGGGAACGCACTGCGTGAATAACTCACCACAGAAGCGGAAGTCAATTCAGTAACGGGAATGATCTCAGACCGATAAGCTCTCTTCAACAAGGCGCGAAATGATGCGATTGTTTCACCCATGAAAACTTTAGTGGTGTTGGGCACGTCCAATTCAGTATCGGCCATGCGATCAATCGCCACGGGGTCTTCCACTGGTGTTTGCTGAGCATCCTGATCCTGATCGCCCTCGATACCTGATTCGGGATGAAAAATTATATCCTCATCAACTCCCGATTCGGGTTGTGTGGGTGGATCAACATTGGGTCTGAACTTGAGATGAGAAATCTTGTCGTCAGGTGCAGCCACTTCGAAATCATCCAGCATTGAAACGAAAACGTTTATCTGGATCGGCGCCGAAGCTGTTGAGGGAACTGATAATCGATTCAACACATACACCGATATGACTCCATTGCCATAAGCTGGAGAAGTCACCAAAGGTGTAGTTCCAAATTCTGCTGATGAATTCCACCCAATTGACTCTTTGAAGGCTACATTCTGCCCCCATCCCACATCAACAGTGAAATCCTTGCATTCAGCAATGTCATGAACTGTGGAATAGTGAGTGTTGAATTCACTTGTACTTCCACCTTTCAAGGGATCGTACACTATACGAATGCGACCCTTGTGATACTCACTAGCAACAATCTGGAATCTGAATCTCATTGTACCTCGCCAGTACTGGAAAGGCATGGCAGCCAATGCGCATGCAGGAAAATGCCACTCTTCACCATTCCTCTCTTTAAGACCAGGGTCAACTCGACAATTCCATAAGTGATCACCAGGATCATCAGTTTCAATCCAATTGAATTGATCAATATAAGACTCTCTACCAGCTATAGAAGCTATAGGCAGTTCGTCATCTGGTTGAATTCCGGTCGTTCTCGGGTCAATCGTGAGTTCCTGTTTGCTGTCAATTGTCACTTTGTGAGCTGACTGCTTCGTGTCCGTCACAGCAAGAGAATGCTTGGCCCTAGGTTCATAGAGTTCATAGTTGAGATTGTTGGGGGCTGACAAACCAAACATCTTTGCTATACTAGCAAGTGCAGTTGCCCCTATCTCAGTGGCCTTAGCATATGGTCCAATGGTGGGAACATTCGATAAAGATCCGGCGAATCGCGCCACATTAGATGCAGGTCGCGAAATTATGTTCTTGTCATGTTCGTCAGATCCCGATTCTGGTTCTGTTCCGTACTCTGGCACAGGGAACTCTCTCGTGGGAATAGATAGCTTCACATCCTCTGCCCATGCCATGACATTGATATTGATCTTGTCAGTGCCTGCATTGGCATGCTGCAAAATCGTGAAGGATGAGATAACAAGCTCACCCATATCCCTCCATTCCTTAGAGGGAATGATCAGATTATTCGATGGCCAGAAGAATGGCAACTCAAGTGTACCACCTTGAGAGGTGGTTGGATTGAGATAAACGTGCATTCTCTGAGAACCTCTCACTCTGTCTGATGGGACCCAATCTCGAGTAGGCGATGTTCTATCAAAAGCAACAAGTGGTTCGTATGCTGCTATGGCTCTTCCATAATAGAACGCATTCCCATTGATGAGAATCTTGACGTGCAATTTACATCTCAACAAATGGAAATTTTTGACCTTCTCAAGATTTCTAGGATTTTCCCAGAACTCTTTCCAGGGATTGAGTCTTTGAAAAATGGGATTATCCACCTCCCAATCGTATGAGGCTATGCTGATAGGCCTGGAAAACCAGTCTCCCAGGCTAGCATCCTCAACCATTCCATCATTACGTGTACTGTCAAATTCTGCTCCACGGCTATCCATAAAACCGGGAACATTGTCGCGAAACTGCATTGTCTCGCTGGAAAGTAAAGCGTCCGCTTGACTTCCCGTTTGAAAAATTTTGTGATTTTGTGTATTTGTAGTTGGCCTACTATGCTAGGTAAGATGGCCGACCAATGCCATCTCCCGACACAGTCTTAAGATCATGTAAAGCCTCGCTTTGATTGGTACTTGAAAAGTCTATAGACAGAGGTACTCGACTTGATAATCAAAACTGGTATCCATACACATGAAATGTTTGCTCCTCCGTGGAAGGCAGTTTCTCTGCCCCCGGCTTTTAAGGACATCCGGCAGGTCTGGGCTCAATCCACGAAGATTAAAATTTTTCTAGCCAAGAATTTGCAAGATCATCATACGTCTTTTCAAGATACTCAGTCCAAATGTTATGGGCTTGAGCAGCTTGTCGCAACTTCGCACGTATTTCTTCATAAGTTTCCTCTCCATGAAGAAACGACTCAAGTAGAGCAGTTATGATCGAACAAATGGCCAATTCCTCCAAGTCACCTTTTCCACTCACCATGTGGAGCATCTTTTCAATAGAATTCATGCTCAAGGCACCAACTCTCACACCAAGTCTGGGGTGGAAAACACTTTTCCTCTTCAAAAAATCAATAAGGGCTTGGTCCACAAATTCGGCAGGGTTGTCACTCTTAGCCGCATCTGTGATGCCCATCCCTATGAAAGAAAAGTATTCAAATCTGGATGAGAACTTGGTTATCTCTCGAACCTCAGGTCGAGAACCTGCCTGACCATCATCTCCATATGTGATGATTCTCTCGTTATCCCTATATGGACCCAATGAATCAAATTTCTTCTTTCCGAAGCGTTTCACGCCATTGTAATAGAAAGAAATCCGATTATGTAGAGCATTTTCAATTGAATTTCCATACACGGTCACTGAGTTTCCTGATGTCCACAGAAAACATGAGATGATGGTGCCGTTCCAATTGATAATGGGATTTCTCAATTCATCGGCAATTCCGTCCATGATCGTTAGATCTTCTTCAGAGTACCCAAACTCCTTGGCAATTGTCTTCATGACATTTAGAGATGCAATCATCACATCGAGACTTCTTCTCAAATCGTACTTAGAGTAGTCCCAGTCAACCATTAATCCATCAGTTGAAAGTTCTTGCACATACTGCATTGTCTGTTCCCATTCCTTACTAGCACAATTTATGCCAACTGCACATTCGGTCAAATGAGGATGACGGGAAATGAATTCAATCACGGGCAAATAGTACTGCCGCACAACCAAAGCAAATAGACACTCCAAGATGTAGAAGATCCTTACTTTATCAGAGTCTTCAGCAACCACTTCATCTTTTAGGCATGTCTTCGTCCACACACCGTATTTCCTACGTGCTTTAAAACAGTCAATCATTTCCTCGAACTGTTTCATCGCATCTGATGAGAGTTTGTACTGCTTCGCACCTGATTCCAGTGGCTCAATCTCTTCAAAGAGATCACTGTACATCTTTGCTCCTGCGCCTGAACCTATAGGTCCAATAGCAGAATGCATGTTCACAATTTTCATGTACATCGATTCTTGTATGCCGTTCACCATTTCAAGATCAGTTAATGGTCTACACAAATCTGGATTGGCTTTCTTGTACTCTGGAATCTTTTTCAAAATAGGCTCAAGATAATCATGAAAAGCCCATTCAAGCGCATCTGGTGGAACTTCACGTGCTCCGCCTGCAAGAATTTTCAATGCTTTGTTATGAGGTTTCCATGCTTTGTTCATCACTGGTGCTTTCCATTTGCATTTCATGTTAAGCTCTTTCTCCAAATATTCACTGATGAGAGATTTTCTCACTCGAG